ACAGCGATGCGCCAAAGGTACCCAGAAGGAACATCGATTGATTGCAGAAGCTATCCGCGATGAAATCTTTGCCGTTCAATTTCCAGCAATCCACGAAGCATTAAATTATGAAAAGAACTGATATCAATACATTGATCGAGGCTATGCGGATTATATCCGAAGGCATACAGAGCGAGGATGGAGTGGCCAACGCTGCTATTGCCGAGGCTGGGCAAAGGCTTCAGGAGCAGAATGATTATATCAAGCGGCTTGAGAATGAAGGAGATGCCTGTATGTGTCGCGGACGAGACGGGCAAAAAGAATGGAACAAAATAAAGGAATCCAAGCCATGAGCGATAAACAAAATGCCGGCGGGTCGATTTTTCCTTGTGAAAGTTACGGGCTTCGCAATGGCAAGGAGACGACCATTCCAACTAACGGCCTGTCCCTCCGCGACTGGTTCGCGGCGCAGGCCTTGAAAGTGATATTGGAAGATCCAAGGACTAGAATACCACAAGCCGCTGCATTGGATGCTTACTACATTGCCGATGCCATGCTCGCCGCGCGCGAAGGGGGTGCGAAATGAGTCTTCCTCAATCAAGCATAATCGACCAGATTGCTGACGAGCGGGATGAACTGCGCGACGAAAACATTCGATTAAAGAATCGCATCAAGCTATTGGAGGAATATGAAACCAGACTCTCTGCCATCGCGAACGCCGGCGACGACTTGGACATGATCTGTCAGTTGGCCAAGCTCAAGGGGGTCAAGGCTGTCGAGATCAACTGGCCGGGAGGAACAGGGGCAATCATCCGCAATTAAAACATGGAAGATATCGTTACATCGACAATCAAAGAGCGCGGCAAGATCTACGGTGAACCGCATCTTAGCCACTCCAACATCGGGTTGGCTTGGGCAGGACTCATCCAACAGTATTACGGCATCAAACTGCCAGGACCTATGCCGTCGCATCTGGTGGAGTTGATGATGGTGGCTTTCAAGATCAACAGGTCCGTCAGGGTTTTTCATCCCGACAACTATGTGGACCTCCGGGCATACGCAGATTTCGCGGAACACGCACAGCAGAACCCAGGGCAAGAGTACAAACCAAAAGTATGATATACATCAATCGAGCAATCAAATGGACCGTTGTAAGAGAGAAAGAAACACTGTTAGATGCGCTTGCAACGGACATCGAGATCGTGTGCGAAGGGGCTGGTGAATTTGTTGAAGTCAAACAGCCCCCTGAGGAATTCGGGAAGGTCCAGATCGCCCCGGAAGAGTGGCCGGCAATCAGGGAAGCAATCGATTGTGCAGTGAAACTTTGCAGGAAATAATACTATGAAAGAAAAACAAAAAAGCGCAGTGATCAGGGTCGGTGAGGAAATCCACGAAGAGGTGCGAAAGTATTGTGTGGAGAACGGGATCAAGCTAGGGTTCTTTGCCGCTCAGGCGTTGAAGACCGCTCTTGAATCCAAGCGCGGATCTGTCCAACAGAACTGATCGGTCGAGTCCCGGTTGCTGCGTAGCGGTGGCCGGGATTCAATTTTCTAAAATTATGAATCTGAGAGAGTATCAAAAGCAGGCAGTTGAGTGGGCCACCAAGTCCGATGGTTTGATCATCGCTCCCGCTGGTAGCGGCAAGACCTGGATAGCGGCATCGATCATCAAGCACTATCACAAGCTGAATCCCGATTGGCTATTTGGATGGACCGCTCCAACGATCGAGACGTGTCAGCAGGGACGTGTATCACTGAGCGTTGCTGGCGTCCCCGAGGGCGTGGTCGATATCCGATGCCCACATGAGTCGGTTGATTTCAGCAAGAAGAACCTGCTCATCGTTGACGAATGTAAACACAGCCCTGCCGTCAGTTGGAAGCGCATCATCGAGTCGTGCAACGGACTGCGCTACGGATTCGATGCGACTCCTTGGAGCGATGATGAGGAGCGGAACAAGGTGACCCGGATGCTGTTCGGAAATCGGCAGTACGAGATATCAAGGAAGGACATCGGCGATTCATTGGCCGACGCATACTTGGAGATCAGCGATGCCACCGACCTGAACATCCATACCAAGATAGACGACAACATCGAGCGGCTGTTCAAGGCGCGTCGTCGGTACATGCGGATCAGCGATGAAGACCTCAAGAAGATGTGCGCTTGGGAATCGCTGGTGGACATCGGTATCTGCCAGAACAAGGAGCGGAACCGGTACGCGGTGCAGTATGCGTTGGACCATCTGGACATGCAGACGCTCATCCTGATCCCGCGCATCACGCTTGGAGAGCAGTACGAGGCAAGCATCCCGAACGCTCGCTTGGTGCATTCCAAGATCGGCAAGAAGGACAGGCGCTCGTACATGGAAGAGTTCAAGGCCGGCAATCTCAGGACAATGATTGCCACCTCATTGGCCGACGAAGGGTTGGATCTTCCCAACGTCGAACTGCTCATCATGGTGAGCGGAGGTCGGTCATCGCAGAAGACCATCCAGCGGGCGAGTCGCGCTCTGCGTAAAACAGAAACAAAAAACTGTGCGACAATCGTGGACTTTTCGGACAAGTTCCATCCTATCGGAGCGTTCCATGCTAAAAAGCGGATGACGAGCTACCGTGAACTTGGCTGTATATTTATTCCAAAATGAGCGAATCAACGACAAGCGAAACAACCGCGACCCCAACCGAGAACGTAGTTTATCTGATCGGCGAACTTCGAGCCATCAGCCGAAAGACAGAAACAAAGACAGGAGCATTGATGGTGCGAAGGGCCATCTCGATTGCCCGACATTGGACTGATATCGAAGGCCGGTTCCATGAAGACTATGATGAGTTCGAGTTGTCATCATGGGGTCAGGTCGCAGAAAAGATTCTTGATATCGGTAATGGCGCGTTGGTTCGCGTCAAAGGCCGGGTGAAGGTTGAGAAATGGAGTGAAGGTGGAGAAACAAAAAGTGCGGTACGCATCGCGGCGGAAAACGTCACGGTGTTGTGTTATTAAAAGGAGCGAATGAAAAAACAAATCGTAGCGTGTGACCCAGGTGTCGGTGGCGGATTTGCCATAAACACCCCGGACGGAATCATCCTGATGGCGATGCCTGAGTCGTTGCCTGATATCCATCAGATCCTCATCGGATTCAAGATGGCGGAATCTCAGTTCTGGGTGGAGAAGGTTCCAAAGTTCGTGTGCAAGCTGACGCCGGCTGCGAGCGTTGCGACCCTCCATGAGAACTACGGCATCGTCCAGGGACTAGCGTACTCTCATGGATACGGACTGCACCGGGTCGAGCCGAAGATATGGCAGGATCCGCTTGGCCTTGGTGGACGGAAATCGTGTGCGACCAGTGCAGAGTGGAAGCGAAAGCTGCGGGCCAAGGCTCAGGAACTGTATCCATATCTGGACGTGACACTTAAAAATGCAGACGCATTGCTCATCCTACACTACGCGCTCGGTGGCGGGCGTTGAACAGAATAAAATGAAAAACGAAACCTCCCATCGACAGTTCTTGAAAGATGCGCCAAAACTTATCGACTATGCCATTGGTCGCGGCTGGATGAGCAGGCCGAAGCCAACGCAAGAAGCTGATGGCACCTGCGCTTCAGACGGGCCTTGCCATCTCGATGACGATGAAATTCAGGAACCTAGCAAACAGCACAGTAGAAGTTGAACTTATATCAGATGAAGTAGAGATACTCATCGGAGAGACAAAGTGGCCGGGAGTGGCATATATGCAGTATGGAAAACGAAAGATGTATGTCACCACAAAAGCCAGGTTCAAATCAAGGTTCGTGCAGGTGATAGATGCGACACCCTGATCTATATGTGGATGCACAGAGCAAGCTCTTTGCGAAGTTTCAGACCCGCTCCATACGCATACAGCATTGGAGCAAGTACCTGATGACGCCCAAAGAGCTTGCTCTCCTTTTCAGCAAGTTAGAGAAATCAAATTCTGTTCTTCGAGAGATAGCCAAGGCCGATCTTGGCAAAAGCGGAGAACTAGCGCGTAAACAACTTGGAATCGAATGAATCAATCAAATGTGGACCGCGCGAGAGCGTGGTTGAGGAACACCCCTGGAGCCGTCACAGGGCAGAACGGTCATGGAGCGACCTTCGCCGTCGCCACGTCGCTGGTGCATGGCTTCGAGCTATCTCATGGAGACGCGGAAGCGTTGTTCAATGAGTACAACGCGAAATGCGTTCCGCCGTGGAAACCGCACGAACTGGCCCACAAGCTAGTCGAAGCATCGAAGGTCGCTCACGATAAGCCGCGAGGATGGCTCTTGTCCGCGCAGAGCGGCACGCCTGTCTCGACCACCGGCAAGTTCATCGTCAAAAGACCGACCCAGCCCGTGCCAGTGCCGGCTGTAAGATTCTCGACCGCTGACTTCCTCAAGGCGTGCTTTGAACCGGATGAAGTGGTCTGCATCTGCAACGACATCATCTGCGACGAGGCAGGTCGAGGTAGGCCGGCGTCGAAGGGGACGTTCCTGACTCGCGACAACTGGATATCCAACCACTTCACGGATCCCATAAGCTCGATGTGGACGAGCCAGGATAGCCGTGGCGCGTATATCCGCGTCAATCCGTGCAGCAACGAGAGCGGATCCGATTTCGGCGTCTCAGCGTATCGCCATGTCCTCGTTGAGATGGACGAGAAGACCAAGGACGAACAATGGACCGTTCTCAAGGAATCCAAACTGCCGATGTCCGTGGTAATCGATTCAGGTGGAAAGAGCCTGCATGGATGGGTACGAGTCGATGCAGCAAACAAGGAGGAATGGACAGAGCGTCGAGACATCGTTTATCGACACCTCGAAGCACTGGGCATCGACCCAAAGAACAAGAACGCGAGTCGATTCAGTCGTCTTGCCGGCGTGATGCGCGATGGCAAGGAGCAGAAGTTGTTGGCCATCAATGTCGGGTCGATCACTTGGGATGAGTTCACGGACCACCTGGAGTCTCAGGACATGCCTCAGGAGTTCACGCTCCAGAGCATCGTCGATTACGACCCGGAGAACGACCCGGACAATCTGATCGGGGACAGATGGCTTCGCCGTGGTTCATCGCTTCTATTTGTAGGACAGAGCGGTTGCGGTAAAAGTTCGATGGTGCTTTACCAAGGACTGAAGTGGGCCATGGGTCAAGATTGGTTCGGAGTGAAACCTGTGCGCCCGTTGAAGGTGGCGTTCGTCCAAGCCGAGAACGACATCGCTGACCAGCATGACAGCCTCAAGGGAGCGGCGAAGATGGTGTTCGGTACTCAGAACTGGGTTGCTGGATTGAAGAGCGCCGAAATGCTGTTCTTTCGCGAGACGGTACGGACAGGTGCAGGCTTCGCCACAATGCTTCGTAGGATGGTCAGGAAGACGAAGGTGGACATCGTGTACGTTGATCCGTTGTTGTCGTACATGGGCGGTAATCCTGCGGACATCGAGGTGTGCGCCAACTTCACCCGTCATCTGCTCCAGCCGATCATGATCGAGACAGGAGTGGTCATCGTCTTGGTGCATCACTTCCCGAAGCCAAAGGGCAAGGACGAGAAACCTGAGAGCGTGGCAGACATGGCCTACTCTGGCTTTGGTTCATCCGACCTGACCAATTGGGCGCGAGAGGTCATCGTGATGAAGGAGATCGGGTTCAATCATCCTCGAAAATTTGTTCTTGGGATGGCGAAGAGGTCGGAGCGAGCGGGGATGAAGGACAAAGAAGGGAACCAGTGCGGATCCATCATCATCCAGCGAGGGATTGGAACCGTGTCTTGGGACTACGCGCCACCCGAGGTCTTCAAGGTGGATAAAGCTGCTGGCAAGAAATCTTGGAAAGGAAAGTCTAGTAGCTACTAATATGCGTGTCTTAGTCGCCTGCGAATACAGCGGAACGGTTCGTGATGCCTTCCGAAAACTAGGCTGGTATGCAATTTCTTGTGACCTTCTACCAACTGATGTCCCTGGAGAACATCATCAGGGAGACGTGCGCGAGCTGCTGGCTCAATCTTGGGACATCATCATCGCATTCCCACCATGCACCTATCTGTGCTCATCGGGGATGCACTGGACCACCAGGGGTCTGCGCGACCCGAAGCTAACGGAAGACGCCTTGGACTTTGTGCGCTGCCTGCTTGGCGCTGACTGCAAACACATCGCAATCGAAAATCCAGTCGGAGCAATATCAACGCGAATCCGCAAACCTGACTGCATAATCCATCCGTGGCAGTTTGGTCACCCTGAATCTAAGACGACTTGTTTATGGCTCAAAAATCTACCGGTACTAGTTCCGACAAAAGTTCTGCAAAAACCAGCAAGCGGGAGATGGGAAAACCAAACACCAAACGGGCAAAACAAACTTGGTCCATCAAAAGACAGGTGGAAACTACGGTCGGCCACGTATCAGGGAATCGCGGAAGCGATGAGTCTCCAATGGTCTTGCCATATTCTAAAACAGGCGTATAATGGAGCGGATGAGAAAATCACCAACAATGATAAAGCCGGGGGACAGATTCAAGAGTGTAGAACGGTTTGTTGAGCGACACCTTCTTTCCTTGATAGGTGTTACCTTTTTTAGAGAGAGAGGTCATTTCTTGATCTTCGGAAATCCTTTGGCTGAATAGACCGAGATTTTCTTCTTCATCCTGTTGCGACGAGAAATGAGCGACTGCTTGGTCCTTTTATTAGAATCAAACGATTGTACTGGAGCAACGAATGGGTCCGCAACGAAGTCGCTCATTTAGGTGTCTCTCCGGTGTCTGCGTATTTACTCAATGCGTCATACAACGATGCTCTTGGTATGTTGGAGAACTTTTGAAAAGTCCTTGCTGTTTCAGCGGCGCTTTTATATCCAGCGGACCCAGACGCGCGAGCCAATGCTTTTGATATCACGCTGTAAAATCCAGAATTAACAGCGTCTCCGATGATGCCCAT